GATGATTTCAATCATCCCCCGCGTTGATAGCTTGGTCATGTCGTCTCCGATGTTGTGGAATTAAAAAGCCGCCCGTTAAGGCGGCTGTGTGGGCTTTACTCGTCTATGGAGCAGGGGTAGGTTTCTGCTCTTAGAGAAGAGAGGCACCGATGCAATCATATGCAAGACGCGCAATTGACGTGGTACTAGGGAGCGCCTTCTTGGTGCTCATTCTGGTCGGCATCTATTATTTTGTCAGGTTTTATGACCAGGTCGGCAGTCAGCGCGGCCTAACCGGCCTACAGACGGTTGTTGTTGACCATACTGTTTGATGTGCTGTCGAAGATGCCGACACCCAAGTTTGCTCCAAACGAGCCGACGTCGTTGCCAGTTACGACATTGCGGGAGCTGCCAGGATACATCTGGATGCCGATCGTTTGGCTTGATCCGCCGGGCGTATTGTAGCTGCTATTGCCAGATACCAGCGCCGTTCCGCTGCGGATAGCGATACCAGTGCGGCTCCCGGCAATGCCAGTGCGCCCACTGTTCAGGACGCGCGTGTTGGTGATGGTGGACACGGTAGCCGAGGTATCAATCCCATTTACTGCGGTCTGATTAATCCATCCACCATTGATCGAAACAGCCCCATTGTTCTGCGTCACTACGATGCCACCGCCAGCGTTAGAGGCCGGCGTCTGCAGGGCGTGGCCGGTATTGCCGGATCCGGGAAGCTCGATGTGCACATTGGAGATATTGTGAGAGCCGGTGCCGTCTGCGTGGCTATCGATATACAGCTCGTGGTTTCCGTCACCACCCAAAAAGGCGCCGTTAAGTCGGATATTGAAGATTGGGACACTCGGCGTGCCGACAACCGCAATGCCGTAGCCGGAGCAACCAAACGAAGAGATATTGGTCCACTGCCCCAACGAAATACCCGTCACACCGCCGGGCGTCCCAGGGGGAGGAGGCGACGCGAGTACAGCCATACATGACTGGTCGCCACCGCCGACGAGAATATCGCTAATCTGCCATTGGATGCCGCCATTCGTCGGCGTATTGGTGAGCAGAAGCGGGAAGCCATGGCTAGACTGGAAGATGGACCGCGCAATTCGACCATATCCGACCGGTCCAAGCAGGGCTTCCGTGTGATTGCGCTGCACCGTGATATCGTAGATGTCTCCAAAATCCAGGCGCTTGACGCAATCAATGCCGGTTCCGCCGGATACGGGGGTGACGTTACGATCAATGGTTAAGTCATGCAGCCCAAATGTGGATGCGTTCGGCCCACAAGCGATTGATGGGTTTCCAGAAGAGGTGTTGGTTAGGAAGGTTGATCCCTGGCCCTGCCCAGACAGATAGTTAATTACACGGCCAAACGTGAGGCGGTTGGAGATCAGGCAGTTACCCGCCGGGAGGCGAACGTGGGTATTCGCTGCTAGCGCAGCATTGATTGCAACGGTATCATCGGTCGCACCATCGCATTTTGCATTATAGGGTGCGTCAGTGACGAAGACGTCGCCGGCCCTCGCCAACGATGGGATAGACAGAACGATAGCCAGAGCAACAACGAACTTCTTCATTTGGTTTCCTTAGTTATAATATTCGTAAACGATGATAACGCCGGAGCCTCCAGCCGAACCGGGGAGGCCCGACGTGCCTGCAGCGCCGCCAGCAGACCCGGCGCCGACTGCATAGGAGTAGGTTGCGGATGGCGACGTAATGAGGTGCTTAATCATTGCACCTCCGCCACCACCAGACCCGGTAATGCCGCCAGCGACAGCGTTATAGTTTCCTCCAGATCCACCAATACCGGTATTTGTCGCGCCAGCCGTGCCCGGAGAATTAGCGCCGTATATCGTTCCCCCGCCGGTCGCGCCGGTGAAGTTCTGGCCCGCCGTGATCTGCATTGCAGAGCCGCCGTTATTGCCAGTCAGACTGACAATATTGCCACCAGATACAGTTCCTCCCGTCGTGCTGCTCCCGCCGCCAGCACTCAGAGTAGAGAACGTGGTCGCCCCCGCCGCACCAGAGGCCGTTCCCCCGCCTGTTCCTGACCCGCTTCCGCCCGCACCGCCGCCGACCATCTCAACAATGATATAGAGGCAGTTTGCCGGCGTAGTGTATGTGCCAGATCCAGAGGTAAACCGCTGGATAGTTGGAAGCGTGCGGCGAGCAGAAGTTAGCTGGATAGCATTGCCGGACGTTTCAATGCCGTTAGTGGTCGTAAAGGCGCCCGTTTTTGTGTCGATTGAAGAAACCGAACCAGCAGATGCTACACTGCCAACCGTTGCATACTTCAGCGAATTGGACGCCGCCGAGTCCACGATCATGATCATGTCGGCAGAGATCGGGCTTGCCTTCTGCGTCAACGCGGGGATGGACACGGCAGTAGGCGCCGCACTTGACCCGGTAGCATTAGCGACGATCGTATAGGCGGCCTGCGAGGCGTGGCCGGCAAGAGTCACGCCGGTCAGGTTGGTAGCGACGCCAGACGAAGGAGTGCCGAGAGCGCCACCATTGACGACAGGGGCGCCAGCCGTTCCGACGTTGACAGCCAGAGCAGTTGCGATGCCGGTGCCAAGGCCAGCAACGCCAGTCGCGATCGGGAGGCCTGTACCGCTGGTAAGCGTAACGGCAGAAGGAGTGCCGAGATTTGGCGTCGTAAACGCAGGCGAAACGGCACGAGCAACAGCGCCAGTGCCAGTATTGGCAGTGACAGCAACGCCGTTAATCAGGAAACTATTGCCGGTTCCCGCCGTGTTGAAGGTCTTATTGGTAAGGGTGGCAGTCGCCGCCTCCCCCACAAAGGTGTCGGTCGCGCTAGGCAGTGTCCACGTGCCCGTAGCGACCGCACCAGGAACGATTGCCGTTGATCCACTAGTCGAGCCAGCGAGGGCGAGGCCCCGCACGGTTTTCCCAGTAAGAGTGATTGCGCTCGGAAGAGATAATGTTGGATTCCCAGATACGCCGTCTCCGTTCGTAACGGTGACCTCGTTTGCCGTTCCAGTGACGGTACGCTGCACCCAAGTATCCGTTGCGGACCTGACTGCAATGCCCGTTGATGATAGACCTTCAACGGCCGCCAGGTCGTTGGCAAACGCAAAAGTTTCGTTGCCAGCCACGCCGCCGGGATTCGTAATGGTCATACCAGAGGCTGGAGCCTGCATGGTCCGCAGCGCCCATGAGTCAGCGGCAGTACGGCTAAGAATACCCGTTCCAGTAAGAGCACCGATAGCCTGAAGATCAAGGTCGCTTAGAGCTGCCGATGGTATGTTTGTGAGCGTATTGCTCGCGCCGTCGATCGTCTTATTCGTCAGAGTGGCGACGGCGGCATTTTTTGTCGCGTCGCTGGTGTTATCGATCTGGTCTAAGCCGGTGATTACATGGTCTTCGTTCCACTGCTCACCATAGATCCGCGTGGGGTCCGATCGCGTGGGCTTTGTCGAAACGAAGTTATGAACAATACGAGCGTCATTCGGCATTGCCGTCTACTTTCTTTACCCAAGTCTCATTCTGGGAGGTTTTGGCGGTCCAGACTTCGGGCTGCCTCGTCCTCTCGGTCCACGTCTCACCGGCGATTTCTGCCTCGTCCCAGAATTCCACATCAAAGGCATCCTGATCGAATGCCGCAGCATCAAAGGCGCGCGACATCAGATGATCCGGAATAGGTAGTTGAGGCAGATAGTTGGAGGCGTGACGCCAAATGGAGCGTCCGAACCAAGGGGTCCGATGGTTCCGGCCGGTGTGTACGAGCCAGTAGAAACAACCTGGCCAGCAGCTCCTGGGGATGAAAACCCGTATGCCGGGTTTCCTACGGGTACGCCGAGATTTGCGGCACCAAGTGTTCGATAATAATCGCTAACTGTAGAATTTACGGTAATGGTCGCAAGGCTTCCTGTGAGTGAGTAGCTTGCGGATGGGAGGTTTGAAGTCCCGAGTGTTCGTGACTGGGCGCCGCCCGTAGCTCCGAGCACAGGAGTAGTCCCGAGAAATCCAGCCGTCAGACGGCCCGATGGGGTGCCGCCCATACCATCAACGCCTGCAATATAATTCCCACGAAGATCTGGAATGTTGAAGGTAGTGGACCCGTCACCGGCACCAAAGGTGCTCCCGATTAACGTAAAAAGGGTGGCGTAGGTTGATCGTGAAACTGCCTGGCCATAAGGAAGAGCAAAGCTACTGTTTGGTACGGTTGAGGCCGCATAAGGCATAAAGCCGGCGATGGGGACGTTGTAGGGGTTAACTAGCCCGCCCTGCAGATACCATGCGGAATCAGTGTTGTTGTAGGTCGCAACGTAGGGAGTGCCGAGGATCAAAGATCCCGATGGGAGTTCAACACTGGGCGCAGCCCGCAACGCCTTTGCTCCAAGGCCATCTACATTTAGCGTTATAGTGCCCGTATTGGTCGCGTGCGGCGTGAATGCGATCATCGCGCCATCAAGGTGAGCCAGCGTGTCGAACACCTGATTGCTGCTTACCGCGTAAGCCGTAGACGTACCCGTTGTTACGGTCGCGCCAGAGATGTCGTCACGCCATTGAGCGACACGCGCCATTTCCGCACGCGCGCTGTCGTTGACGGCAGACGGGGCCATGCCTTCCGCGTAGTTAATGGTCGGGTCGGCAGTGGCATTAGAGGCCGCGACTTTAGAAAATCTCCAAACCATTACGCAGCCCTCGCGAAGTCGCCAAAGAATTTATCTGCGGCAATGCAGTAGGCCGCGTGTGCATCTTCTTTTGTCGCGAAGTGGCCTAGGTGGATGCCCTTTCCATCGACACGGATGCCGGCCTGCCACGGCTTCCCGTAGGACTCACCCGCTCGGTAGCGAGAAACGCCCTTAAGGCCAGAGGCATTTGATTTTGTAAGGCCGATGTTGGCTTGGTTCTGCGACTTGGTAGCTAGCCGCAAGTTCGACCAGACATTATTGTGTTTGTTGAGGTCGCGATGATCGACAAATGGCGAGGGCCACTCACCAGTCATGTAAAACCATGCGAGGTGATGGGCGCGATAGATGCGATCATCTACAGAGATGGCAATGTAGGTTCTCTTTTTGCATCCAGCCAAGTCGCCAACATGCTTGCCGCCCCGATCTTGGAGCCAAAAGAAAAGCCCCGTATCGGGGCTGTATTCTAGAAGCTCTTTCAGACGCTCTTGCGTGACCATTGTTTACCCTCGTCCAGAAGTAAGAAGGCCCCGGTTTCCCGAGGCCAAAGCCGTTTTGAGTTTTGAGAGATCGATTTGCTTTCGCGGCGGCGTGAAGATCGGCGCCATCTGAGGCGGAGGATCTGGCTGCATTTGCGCGAATAGCGGAGAGGACGGCGCCGCCTGTTGAGGCTCGGCGGCAGCCGCCAAAAGGGGTGGCGTCTGCGTTGCGGCGGGTGCGGCAGGAACGCCCGGGACTGGAGCAGGAGCCGGGGTAGTCGCGGCGGCAGCAGCCGGAGCTGCGCCCATCTTCTTGTCAGCCCACGCCTGAAGGCCAGCCACGGTCATGCCGCGCAGAAACGGGTTGGCCTTTACCGCCGCCGAGCCCAGAACGTCGGAAACCGGCGCGTTCGGGTCGGCTTGCAGCACGGAAACCGCGCCCTGAGGCCCCGCGAAGTGTGCGAGATACGTCGTTCCGGGCGTGACAGGGACGCCAGCCTTGGTTAGAATCTGCCCGTTGTCTGCGGCATAGGCCTCGGTCATTGCCCGCGAAAGCTGGGGATCTGATCGAAGCGCGAGCAACTCCTGGGGCGAACCTGTTAAATCTGGCCGGTGCTTTGAGATCATCGACAGCCAGGTGCTATCAATGAACTGCCCGGCGCCGGTCGCGGAGGAATTAGGGTTCTTCGCGTTCGGATCACCGCCGCTTTCCGCCCCGATGATGGAGTCGATCAAGCCCATGTGGTATCTCTTCCAAAGTCTGATTATTTTTGCCGTGATAGCGTCGAATATTCACTGGCAATGGACGCCAAACGGCTACATCCCCGCACTATTGGGGGTTGGGCTGGCTTACATTCTGACGCTGGCTAAGTACCGGATCAGCGGCAATCATCGCAGTTAGCAGAGCCCGCGTTTGAGGCGGCAACTGCTGGATCACTGCCGGGGGGAGCTGAGCTGCAACGTGGGCGGCAAGCGGGGAGCGTGATCGGATAAGAGCGTCTACCGCCGCAACCGCTTTCTTGGTGGATAGGTCGCCAATTTTCTTGGCCGCGTAGCCTGCCGCAGGAAGCACGACAGCGCCCATCGGTCCAGCCGCTGCGTAACCGGCGCCGCCGGACAGAACGCCGGAGACACTACCGGTCGGCGCCATCTTCCCGATATAACGAGCCGCATTGCCAGCCGCCGTGCCCCTAGCCACCTGGTTCAGACCGGCGATTTCAGCCTCATTGAAGCCCAACCGCGCCGCCTTCGGGACAATGTCGTTATTGACTGGCCGAACAAGCTGTTTGATAGCCTGGCGCAGCGCGTTGTCCTCATTCGCCCCAGATCCCGCCGTGGCTGCGTTCAGATCCCCTAAGGCAGCCTTGCCCATGACGGTATTTGACCGCTTCCCGGCGGCATAATTTCCAATGGCAGCCTTGAGTTCTCCGAACGGGTTGGAGCCGTTCACCAGGTCGGCCTGCCCCATGCTACCGTACTTTACCATGAATGAATCTGTGGCCTGCTGGGCAGCCGCCCTGGTGCCGCCATCCATATCCATCTTGGCCGTGACAAGGTTCTTGCGGATCGTTTCCATATCCTTGGGCGTCACGCCGCCTGGCGCAGCCCCCATGTTCTCCAGCCGATCAATAGCCGCAAACACGCCATTTTGATTGCCGAGTGTCGGGTGCTTGCCGTCGTTCAAAAGCTCGGTGCGAATATCCTTCGCCATCTGCTGGACCGATGTGGGAGCGATCACTGCATCCGACGCCTTGACGGACTCGAACTGTCGTCCTGCGGTTGACAGCAGATCCTCGGCAGAAGGAACGGATGACGTAGCGCCTCTTGCCGCTGCCATTGCTTTAATTTTTTGAGCCGCAGCAGAAGCGCCCACAGCCCCACCAAGCGCGCCGGCAAGTTCGGCATATGGCTGTACTGCCGTTCCCTCGGTAAGCTTCCCAGCCGCCTCGCTAGCAACCGCAGGGGCTACTGCGCGCGTTGCGGTACGCAGCGCTAAGCTTTCGGGGCCGCCGATGATTGCGGGCGCAAACTGGCCAACCTTATTCGCCGTCTCCTCAATCGTGCCCTGCGGCTTGTAGAACTCTCCCGTATACCCCTCAACGCCCTTCTTGATCGCATTTGATCCGAAGCGAGATTCAGGGGTTAGATTGTCCCCAAGCGCACGCAGGCCAAGGTGGTACAAGTCGCCGGGGATACCAGCCAGCCCAATGACGCCCTCTGCCAAACCCGTGCCGAGCGATTTGGCAACGCCGGTCGCGCTCGACGACGGCCCTTCTGGCTTGGGGGCAGGAGCAGTGCCGATCTGTGTTTGCAGGATCTGAAATGCCTGTTCGGGGGTGGCGCCTTCCGGGCCTTGGACCGAATAAGATTTCCCGTCAGGTGCGGTGAAGTCAAAAGTAGGCATTAGCGGACCTGCACCGACCAGCCAGAGGGGAGCGAGCTAGGAGGAGCTGACGGCGACTTATAACCGGGGCCAGCCCCCTTCTTCATTGCGTCAATCGCGATCCGACGAGCCTCGGCTTTCTGAGTAAGCACTTCCTTCCCGTCTCCGGGCTGCGGCATGTACTCTTTCTCGTACCGATCAAATTCTTCCTTACCGATTGCCGCGCCCGATTCCTTACGCAGCAAAGCAGTAATGAAGTTACTGGCCGCCTGCTTGTACTGCTGATATTCCTTGGTCTGAATGTAGTTTCCCATCGGAAGACCAGAGGCGATCTTGCCTGCCAAGGAGGCGCCCTGATCGGCATAGGTGCCGAGCGTCTTATTGGACTGCTCCATCTTATTCGCGAATATCTCCGCCGTAGCCTGTTCGCCAGTTTTCTTGCCAGCGGCGGCATCAGCATTGATCTTGGCGATTTCATTGATGAAGGTCTTGCGGCCTGCAGAATCCAGCCCCTCTGGGATGGTTATTTTCTTGCCGTCTGGACCGACCAGATCGCCCTGCTTTTCGCCGCCGTAAGCCACGTCTACTTTGCCAGACAGGGGGTCAGTACGCACGACGGTATCATTATCAAGTTTTTGGAAACCGTAGTTCTTTTTCTCAAGAGCCTGCGCAAGGATGGTCTTGCCAGCTTCTGGGTTAAGAACAGCAAGCATAGCTTTCTGCTGACCCACTAGCGGTACAAGCGCTTCGTACTGAGCCTTGAGGTTCTGTTGAGACATCGACCGCGAGTCGTTCCCCGTCAGGCGCGCGACCAACCCATCAGGATTAAATAGGCGGCCGAGTGTTGACCCAACCCCGCCTAAGGCAGGCGGCAATCCACTCTGGGGCGCACCCTGCTCTTGCGGTGCCTGCATTTGTGGCTGCCGGCTTTGAGACGAAACATCAGTGGGGCCGCCCTGCGGCGGCTGAGGTGTGAAGTCTGCAACAGTACCCATGCGCGGCATCGAATATCCGCCGATCTGCATATCGTTGACCTGTGGGGCAGCCGGAGTTACTGGCTGGGCAGGTGCTGGCATGGCAGGCTGCATTGTCGGACCGGCTGCAAACTGGACGGGGGCAGCAGAGGCACCAGACGTGAACGGCGAAGGCGAAGAGGATGCCGATTGGGGCGCGAACTGTTTTGCCCACTCTGCAAGTCCGGGAACAGGACCAAACGGATCGGGAGCCGTCTGCGGTGTTACTCCAGTATAATTACCCATGGGGTCGTACTGAGGCTGCGGCACCTCCTGCGGCTGCTGCGGGTTACGATACATAAGCATATCAAGCAAGCCACCGTAGCCGCCTTGGCTGCCGGCAGTGATAGAGTCAAGCAGGCCCATGTCTTACAATCCAAACGGGAAAAAGGATTTACCAAGGCTGCTGATGCCGCCAGCAATCTTGCCGAACTGGTCGGCGCCGGACATCTGCTGCGTACCAGTAGCCGTGCCTGTCGACTGTCCACCAAGCCCCGCAATCGGAATGCCGATCTGAGCGAGAAGACCAAGCGCCTGGACTGGGATGCCGCGCCGCGCCGCCTCCGCCGCGAGAGTTGCCTGCGCACCTGAGTTCTGCGCGGTCATCGCGTCGTTAGACAACTGGACGCCCTGCACCTTATTGGCGTTCGCAAGCTGGTTCATGCCGGACAGGAGGCCGCCGGTCGTGTTACCGGCCTGATACAGGTTGTTTGCCGCGCCCTGCTGATTCTGGACGTTCTGGTTATACTGAGAGGTCAGGATCGGGGCGACGCCCTGCGCTACACCGCGGCCATAAGCCTGCTGATTGGCGCCGGACATATCGCGTCCAGCCGCCGCAAACTGCGAATTGACGCTGTTGCCAACGTCGGAATAGATGTTCTGCAACTGCTGTCCAATGCCTGGCGTCTGCATCGGGTCGTAGTTCGTATTCGAGGCGAGCGGGCTGACCTGCTGTTGATACGTCTTGTACGCATCGTTGATCATTCCGGCCTGGTCGTTCGCGCCGCCACCATTCAGAAAGCTGGTGGCAGCACTGCTGATCTGGCCTGCGTTCGGGTTCTGCCCATTCGCTGAAATCGAGTTAAGCGCGTTCGTCTCGGCGCTGGTAATCCCGGTATTGCCGAGCTGCGTCTGCAACTGGCTAAGGATACCCTGCAAGGCAGGCTGCGCTGGTTCCCACGGGTTGGTCGTGGAGCTCTGCGTCTGAGAGGTTTTGCTTTCGCCGCCCATTAAAGAGCCCTTTCCATAATCACGTGCTTAGTCTCGTAACCCTCAAGGACGCGAAGCCATCCTTTGCGACCGTAGATACGGACACATCGGCAGCCTTCGTCCTTGGCGTATTTCTCAATCTGAGCGAACAGCGGGAGCCAGACCTTCATGTCCTCGCCGCCGCACGCCGTAATGGTGCAAACCTTGTCGGTGAGGTGCGAAGCAGCAGCCGCCTTGATGGCCTTGCCGTCATAGGCGAGCCACAGAAGCTGATCTCCGCAGAGAATGTCGTATTCGATGTCCTGCGGGTCGCTGAGGTCTGTCCGGCGGATAGCCGACAGGATCATTTCTTTTGCGTGTGGCCAGAACTCGTGAACCCGCTTCGGATCAACGCAGATCAGGCTAACCAAGGATCGCGTACTTGAACGTGCGCCCTGCCGTGGCACTGTTGGCGTGTGTGAACGTGAAGCTTCCGTTGGCTACGGCGGACAGATACATGGTGCCGTTGCCCAACTCTGCAGCCGCATTGGCCGTCGTCGGGATCGGGATGACAGTTGAACCAGACGCGCAGTTAGCATCCGTCACCGCCGTTGATGCCGCGCCAGTCGTAAGAGTGAACGAACCAACAGCATTCGAGCGTCCGGCAGCAAACTGCTGCAGGGACAGCGCGTATTTGGTGAGATCCTTCTCATCGCGGCCCGGGACATAAACGGTCACTGCATGCCCTCCAGCGTCACGTCTGGCTCAATGCCGGCTGTGAACGTCCAGACGGTTCCGGCAGGGATTCGGCTCTTGTACCGCACGTAGCGGGCTGACTTGCGCATATCGCAGCGGCCCGTTCGCGCGTTCTTGTTGACCTCGGAGCCGACAACCGGAGTCGAGCTGGTCATCTCGCGGTAGCTGATCGAACCGGCGACAGTTGGCGAGTCAGTCACAGGCCGGAAGCCACGGATGAACAATCGCTGCCCGTCCGTCCCCTGCTCTGCGCTCTCAAGCGTCGCTTCAAGGCTTGCTCCCCGGAAAAATCCGAGGTTGTGGGTTGTGTTGAACTGCGAGATTTCCGGCTGCACCGCCGTGGCGTAAGCATCCAGCGTCAACGTCAACGCGTCTAGCGACGATGAAATGGTGTCAAGGTTCTCCAGCGTCAGACCGGTCTGCGAGATGCCCAGCAAGAACTCTCCGGACATAGCCACCTGGAAGAACCGCTCTAGGGCCGGGTCATATCCGAGGACCTTGTCGTACTGGTCCGCCGAGCCGCTCACTGACTTGTAGGCCCAATAGACTCTTGTCGATCGAGGGTCCGCAGCGCCCATGAAGAGTTGCAGATTTCCCTTGTCTAGGTCCGTCAGGAACGTCCGGTCCACCTTCTCACGGCCGATCTGCTCCGGGAAACCGCCAGGCGCGATCTTGTGGAAGCCCTGCCCGGCATAGAAGTATACCACTTCACCCGCGCGGACGATCGAGTAAGGCGCGTAGAGGCCCTTATCCTGCGAGATGCGATCGATCTGGAACACGATGGGCGAACCGGGGACATACGACATGCGCCGAATTGCCTGGTCCTGAAAGATGATAGCGCTTTGATCGCCGCCGGCTACACCGCGCACGATGCCGCCATCCGGGAAGTCCTGATAGTCCGACGAGTTGACGCCAGATGTCCACGTCGTCGTTGCGTTGAGGCCCGACCACTGGATGCGGTACGGGTTGGACAGAAGGCCCGAAAGCACGATGAAGCGACCAACAATGCTCGCATAGGCGGCCTGCGGCGGAGATCCGCCAAGGTCTGCGAACTCAGTTGACGACGAAAGGTTGAAGACCTGCGGCGCGACGTTGGCCTGCACCGCAATAACAAGGCTGTTGAACTGCACGAACTGCCAGTTGGCGGTTCCCGTCAGCCCGGAATAGGCAGTTGCGGCCTTCGAAACATCGGTCCAAGTGTAGTCGGTGTTGTTGAGCTGATACAGCCGGGTCGAGGTGGCCGCAAAGATGACAACGCTACCATCGGACTTCAAAGCGTAGAAGGCGCCCCGACAAGCCCCAGGCAACGAGCCGGAGAACTGCGAAAAGTTAGGGAACGGGCCGTATCCATCGCCACGAGGCAGCACGTTCTGGATGTTGTAGACCGCTGTTCCTTCATAGTCCGATACGTCCGGGCGCCACTCGCCCCACGGCAAAAGAGCCATTAGGGGGTGCACCCGGGAAGCGTGATGTCAGACGGCCCGGCGTCAAAGCTACGACGGAAGCCGAGGTTGTTCAGCCCATCGATCGCGTTAGCAAGGCCAGCGCTCCAGACCTGCAGACGGGCATCTTCCTTGATATACGGGGCGGCTTCCATCAGGGCGCCGTAAAGGTAGAAGTCGGGCGCGATGGTCAGCAGCCAGTTGGTGGTGTTCTGCGAGGTCAAAGCCGGGATATTCGCACGATAGAGCATTTCGAGCGTGTAGTTCTCGTTTGGCGTCGGGAATAGCTCGAGTTCGCTGCCGATGACGGCGTAGCTCAACGGCTGGCCCGTAACATTGTCACGGGAATAGCGCATCTCGTCGATCTGCGTGCTCGTCAGGAAGCGCAGCGGGGGCTTGCCGGCCACACTCGACAGGCGCAGGCGCCGCATCGACTGGAAGTCGTCTGGAAGCGTGATGAACTCCGGTTCATCGTCGGTGATGTCAACAGATGTGGTCGAACGGACCTCCATTTGAGGCACAAACAACGTCCGGTTACCCTTTGCCTCGCACAGCGCGATGAAGTCGGGAATACGAGCAATCAGCGTCGCATCCTCTTCACGCGCCAGCCATTCAGTGGCCGCCGTTACGAGCGTGGCATAGGTATTGATGGCCATTTATACCTTGCCTCGGAAAGTCCGATATGGACGGTTCTGTTCATTGTTCAAAAACCAGCGAACATAATCGCTGTCGCCCTCCTTAAGCCGAGGGGCGAGGTCGCGGTAGAATACATTCAGCGGAATGCTGGCCATCTTCGTGCCCATCGGGCCGTCGTCGAAGCGCTTGCCGTAGGACTCGTTGAAGCTTTCCTTATTGGCAGCAATCAACGCATCTTCAGCCAGGTTCTCGGTCTTGCGAAAGCCGAGCCCCTTGGCCTTATCGATCCAGTAAACGTAATGACGGCGCATCCCATCTTCGGATACGCCGTCAAAAGTCCACTGATCGGCCGGGATGCGGCTTGGATCAGGCAGCGATGTCATCAGCGCGTTCTGCGATCTTCAGGGCAACGGCGCGCTTGGCTTCATCAACCGGGAGCTTGATCGTGGTGCCGGCCCA